AAAGACCATGTCTATACTGTAGAACAATCAGAGCATGGAATGTATTGTAGTTGTATCGGTTTTAAATATCATGGTAAGTGTAAACATATTGATGGAGTGATGAATGAACATAAATGATTTTCTAAACAGTCTTGCTGAAAATGCCTCACGCAATTTCAAGATCGACCAATTAAACGCACACAGCGATAACGAAACTCTGCGTGAGGTAATTCGGCTAGCACTGGATCCATTTACTCAATTCTATCAACGAAAGATTCCTGAGTACACCACAGACAAACATCAAACAAGTCTTGATCAAGCCATGTTGGCATTGTATGACTTGAAAGAAAGAGTGGTGACTGGTAATGCAGCAATTGAATATCTCCGTATGCTTCTCTCATCCGTATCAGCTGATGATGCTAAGGTATTGGAGAGAATCATTCAGAAAGACTTGAAGTGTGGTGTTGATGTATCGACTGCCAACAAAGTCTGGTCTCATTTGATTCCTGAATACCCATGTATGTTATGTAGCCCATTTGAGCAGAAGTTGGTTGACAAGATTAAATTTCCAGCCTATGCTCAAATGAAGATGGATGGTATGCGATTCAATGCGATTGTTGGGTAATCTTGAGAAAGAATTCGCTGCATTGGCAGGTTCAATTGATTGTGTATTTGATGGAGAGTTGTTGGTTATGCTTGAGGGTGATCACCAGTTTGCAGATCGTCAAACAGGTAATGGTATTCTCAACAAAGCAAACAAGGGAACAATATCTGCTGAAGAAGCATCAATGGTTCATGCCACTGTTTGGGATTTAATTCCTTACGTAGCATTCGTTGATGGTTATTGCCAGACTCCATATGCAAAACGATTCTCAACATTGGAACAAATTGTAAACAAACAAAAATCTGAAGGTAAAAAGATTTGGACTGTGACATCAACTATTGTTGAAACACTAGAACAAGCACAAGACATTTTCCAAGGTTATCTTGCAGATGGATACGAAGGTATTATCCTCAAAGATGGTGCTGGTGAATGGGAAGACAAACGAAGCAAGACTCAGATTAAATTCAAAGGTGAGTTGGAATGCGATCTCAAGATTGTTGCAGTCGAAGAAGGTAAGGGTAAAGCAGTAGGAATGCTTGGTGCAATTATCTGCGAATCAGCAGATGGAATTGTAAAGGTAAATGTAGGATCTGGTTTCAATGATGCACAACGAAAGCAATATTGGAAAGAAAATTTAGTTGACAAAATCGTGGCAGTGAAGTATAATGCTAGGATCAAGAACAAAAGTGGAGAAGAATCTCTGTTCCTCCCAGTGTTTATTGAACTACGTGATGACAAAGATGTTGCAGATAATTCAAAGGTAATAAAATGAAAGTAGTAATTAATAGATGTTTTGGTGGGTTTGGTATTTCGAATATCGCATTCGAGAAGTTGCTAGAACGCAAGGGTATTGCATTTGATAAAGTGCCAGCCAAATACCCAATTCGTGGAAACGACTCTGACTATTACAAAGCAGGCAGTCCACAATCTGATGCAACATACCTAAGTGAGTATGAGTTCTATGAACAACGCAATGATCCAGATTTGATCGCTGTGATTGAAGAGTTGGGTAAAGATTCATGGGGTTGGGCATCAGAACTAGCAATCTTGGAAATCCCAGATGATGTCGAATGGCACATCCATGAATACGATGGACTTGAACATGTGGCAGAAAACCACAGGACTTGGAGTTAATATGCAAGGAGACTTAGATGAGATTCGTTTGGCTCGAACACTGGGTCGTGCCATTGAAGAAGAAATAAAGAAGGGTAACAAAGTGCCTGATGAAGTTCTTCGAGCATACGAAGAATTATATAAACACTGGCAATACCAGATGGCGAAAGAATTATCATGAAAAGAGAATTAGACGAACAACTATGTGCAAAGTATCCGCTGATCTTCAAAGATCGTAATGCGGATATGCGCACCACAGCAATGTGCTGGGGACTTGAGTGTGGCGATGGTTGGTATAACATCATCGATGTTCTCTGCAGTAATTTATGCAGTGAATGGCTTGGTGCTAAAAGTCGTTATGAATTTATTAAAGATAGAGTTGGTGAGAAGATGTATGGTAATGCTTCTGGTGATACTATCACACAGGGTGAGATCGATCTACGCAAACAAATCATGGACGAAGAAGCAAGCAAGGTTCCAGTTGCTGTTCAGGTGAAAGAGAAGTTCGGTGGACTTCGATTCTATGTTCAGGCTGCAACTGATAAACACTATAACTTTATTTCGTTTGCTGAGAGTATGAGTTATCGTACATGTGAAGTTTGTGGTGCTCCAGGAAAACGATACACCAATGGTTGGCATACAACTCTATGCGAGATCCACGCAGAAATGCATGGTAAAACTGAAGAATATGCATCAGATGAGGGAGATGAATAATGTTTTACGGTAAACAAAGTGTTGATGACCAGTTCGCTCTGCTTCTAAAGAAACTAGAACAACAAGAATTATTTCTCTTCGAACCAATGCCAGAGTATAAACTTGGCGAAAGATGGACTGATGAATACCGCATTCGTGATGGTTATACTAAACTTGCTGATGGAACATGGGTGACTATTCATAAAGTTACTACATATGTTGAGGCACTTAATAAAAGCACTAACGATTTGTATGACACTTATCTAAAAACATCTCGTGAATTAGATAAAGTTAAACAACAAAACTATGAGATGGAATTTGGTCTGCGTCATGCGCAGAAATCTTTGAGTAAAGCAATGGCAATGAAAGGTGATAGTAATGAGTAAAGAATATATTGATATGTTAAAACAAGAACGACAGGTTCTTCTGGATCGTTATGATCCATATAGCGAGGGTACTGGTCATTTCAATACTGCTGTTAGCGTATTGACTGCTCGTATTCAAGAGTTGGAAACACCAACTAAACTGAAACAAGGTTCGGTGTGGGTATTGGTCGAAGCAATCATGTCTTACCGTATGCGATACATGGTAGAAGCACCAGCAACTAATCCAGAGTATGCCATGGATGATGTAACAATGGAAGATGCCAAAGAGTTTTCTCAGTTGGCACTTCAGGAAGTTATTACTAGTCATCGTGTTGTTACTGAAGATGAAGCACTCACTCTTTGTGATATTGATAATGATTATACTGCTGGTTGGACTAAAGAGCAAAAGATCAAATCATTCTTCACTAAAGAGGGTGAAGGCAGAGGATTCTAATGTTCATGTTCGATGTTGAAACGCTGGGAGTAGAATCCAACTGTGTGGTTCTCTCTGCAGCTATGGTTCACTTTGATCCAGAGAAACGACCAACCTATCAAGACTTATTGGACAATGCATGTTTTGTAAAGTTCGATGTGAAGGAACAGATGAGTGTTGGTCGTACTGCATCAAAGTCTACACTTGAGTGGTGGAAAGGACAACATGAATATGTTCGCAAGACTTCTCTTGATCCATCTCGTGAAGACATGACTGTGGAAAATGGAATGCAAAAGTTCTATGATTACATGAAACAATTCCCAAATGCCGATAAACAAACTATGTGGGCACGAGGTTCATTAGACCAGATGGCAATTGATTCGCTTGCTGTTAAATTTGCCTTGCAAGAGATTACAGGGTATAATATGTGGAGAGATGTCAGAACTGCAGTTGACATTATGTTTGGAACCACGAATGGCTATGTAGAAGTAGATCATCCTCTCTTCAAACGACACGAAGTCATCAAGCATCATCCTGTTCACGACTGCGCACTTGACGCAATGCAACTTATGTATGGAAAACAAGTTTAATGGAATTTTACACCAGCGTCCACCCAGTGGGCGACAAGATCCTCGTTAGAGGTTATCAGAATGGCAGACAATATCAGCGTAAGGTAGATTTCTATCCTACGCTTTTTGTCACTTCTAAGGTTGACTCAAAATGGAAGACTCTTGAAGATACATTCGTTGATGAAATAAAACCTGGAAGTATCCGTGAGACTCGAGACTTTATCAAACGATACGAAGGTGTTGAAGGATTCCCTGTCTATGGTAATACCAACTACGCATATCAATATATCAGTGACACTTACGAAGATGATGTCAACTGGGATATGGAACAGATTAAAGTTTACACCATTGACATTGAGACTGAAACTGAGAATGGATTTCCAGATATTAAGTCTGCTAATGAAGAGGTTTTGCTAATTACTATCAAGGATCTTCAATCCAAGAAAGTTATTACCTTTGCTCAAACAAAGTATGGTGAGTATAAAACTACTCGTTCCGATGTTACCATGGTCAACTGTCGTGACGAACAACACATGCTCAAAGAGTTTATGATTTGGTGGCAAGGCAACTACCCAGATGTCATCACTGGTTGGAACACTGACTTCTTTGATAATGTTTATTTGATTCATCGCATTCAGCGAGAGTTGGGTGACACATTTGCCAACAAGATTAGTCCTTGGGGTTATGTCAATCAACGTAAGACTTTCATTAAAGGTAATGAAGAGATTCACTATGACATTCTAGGTATTTCTCAGCTGGACTATCTCGAACTTTACAAGAAATATACATATACAAAGCAAGAGTCATATCGTTTGGATTACATCGCTGGTGAAGAACTCGGTGATGCAAAGAAAGAGAATCCAGGAAATGACTTCAAAGACTTTTATACAAACTACTGGAAAGACTTTGTTGAATATAACATTCATGACGTAGAGTTGGTTGACAAACTCGAAGACAAGATGCGTCTACTTGAGTTACACCTGACCATGGCATACAATGCAAAGATTAATCCTGAAGATGTTTACTCACAAGTCCGTATGTGGGACACTATCATTTATAATCACCTGCGTAAGAAAGGTATTGTCATTCCAGCGAAGGCATACTCTGGTAAAGATGCACAGTTCGAAGGTGCATATGTTAAAGATCCGATGATTGGTATGCACAAGTGGGTCGTTTCCTTTGACTTGAACAGTCTTTATCCTCACTTGATTATGCAGTATAACATCAGTCCAGAAACTCTAACATCCGAGAAGTTGTCAGTCACTGTTGACAAGTTACTCAACAAAGAGATTGACACAGACTATCTAAAACGAAGAGACCTTGCCATGACTGCTAACGGCTGGACATATCGCAAAGACATCAAAGGGTTTATGCCTGAGTTGATGGAAGAGATGTATATCAATCGTTCCAAGTTTAAGAAACAGATGCTGAAGATTGAACAGGAATATCAAAACGATAAGACAAAGGTTCATCTATTAAAAGATATTTCTCGCCTAAACAATCTGCAGATGGCGATGAAGATTGCTTTGAACTCTGCTTATGGTGCGATGGGTAATCAATACTTCCGTTACTTTGATATTAGAATGGCAGAAGGTATCACGACTTCTGGTCAACTGTCCATTCGTTGGATGGCGAACAAGTTGAATGCATTCCTCAACAAGACTCTCAAGACAGAGGGTAAAGACTTTGTTATTGCGATCGACACTGACTCGATCTATCTTACACTTGAGCATCTTATCGAGAAAGTTTGCGAAGGTAAGAACACTGAGCAGAAGATCAAGTACATGGATAAGATCTGCGAAGATGTTTTCCAACCATTCATTGATCAAGGTTACACTGAATTGTCAGATTACATGAATGCGTATAGTCAGAAGATGGTTATGAAGCGAGAAGTTCTTGCTGATAAAGCCATCTGGACTGCCAAGAAACGATATGTCATTAATGTTCACAACTCGGAAGGTGTTCAGTTTGCGAAACCTAAGATCAAAGTTATGGGTCTTGAGATGGTCAAGTCATCTACACCTGCGGTTATTCGTGATAAGTTGCGTGAATCACTTCAAGTTATTCTCGCAGGAGACCAAAAAGATCTTCATACATATGTTATGGACTTTAGAAAAGAGTTTGACAAATTACCGATTCAAGAGATTGCTTTTCCAAGAGGTGTGAATGGATTGAAGCAGTATGCAGGAAGTCCGATTTATACAAAGGGTACACCAATCCATGTTCGTGGTTCATTGCTGTTTAATCATCACTGCAAGCGTCTAGGTATTGATAAGAAGTATCAACCCATTCGTGATGGAGATAAGATTAAGTTTGTGTATGCTCGTACACCGAATCCTTTTAATGAAGATGTGATTGCATTTCCTCAGGTTCTTCCAAAAGAGTTTAAAATGGAAGCATACATAGATTATGACAAGATGTTTGAGAAAGTGTTTCTTGATGCATTGCAAATTGTAATTGAACCACTAGGTTGGAAGACGCAAGAAGAAAGTTCATTGGAGGATTTCTTTGGATAATATCCGAATCATTAAAACTGGAATCAATGTATCAAAGATTCTAAAACAACTTGAACAGTATCCTCAAGATTGGGGAGTCCAAAGAACAATTGATGGTGCACAGTCTATGTTAGATCGTGGATTCCCAGAAGTTGATGCAGGAGTTTTACAAGTCGTAATGGGCGGTGTTGAAGATGAATCTCAATATGTTGGAGATACAGAGATTTGTATTGCAACTCCTGCCTATAATAGACACACAGAGATTGTAGGTTTTCTTAGACGCAATTTCAAAAAGTTTAGTCGATGTGGATTCTTATCACTGCCAGTAAATGGATGGGTTGGAAAACATATTGACATTGGTAGTTATTATCAAACACGAGACAGGTATCACCTTTCAATACAAGGAACATATGACTATACAGTTGGAGATGAAACTGTAAGAGTTGAACCTGGAACTCTACTTTGGTTTAATAATAAGTTAGAGCATGGAACTAAAAATGTTGGAGATGTTGTAAGAATTACATTCGTCTTCGATGTTCCACATTCCAAGAATAATCCATAGTTGCCTTGCAACAAAAGTTACTGTATAATAGGAGATATAAATGAAGCTGTTAAAATTTTATGCCGAGTGGTGTGGTCCATGCAAAGGACTTACTATGATTATCAATGGCGCAAAAGATAAGATTGATATTCCAATTGAAGAATACGATATTGATAATGAAATGTTTATGGCACAAGATTACAAAGTTCGATCTGTTCCAACTCTTGTTTTAGTTGATGATAAAAATCAAGAAATCAAACGAAGCGTTGGTTTACTCTCTGAAGAGAAATTACTAGAATTCCTGAAAGGTTAATATGGCAAGCATACTAGACAAAATTAAAAAGAACTCAACTATCAAAGACTCTGCGGTTCTATCTGAATCAAAGTTCTTTAAGAAGAAGGATATGATTCCTACTTCTGTTCCAATTATCAATGTGGCTTTATCAGGTCGTCTTGATGGTGGACTCACTCCAGGAATTACAATGTGGGCTGGTCCAAGTAAACACTTTAAGACTGCGTTCTCATTGCTAATGGCTAAGTCTTACATGGACAAGTATGAAGATGCAGCGTTGTTGTTCTATGATTCAGAGTTCGGTACTCCTCAGTCCTACTTCGATACATTTGGTATTGATACAAAGCGAGTTGTTCATACTCCATTGACTGATGTAGAGCAATTGAAGTTCGACATTATGCAGCAGTTGTCCAATGTAGAGCGTGGTGATCATTTGATTATTGTCATTGACTCCATTGGTAATCTGGCTTCTAAGAAAGAAGTTGAAGATGCCATGGAAGGTAAGTCTGTTGCAGATATGTCAAGAGCAAAACAGATGAAGTCATTGTTCCGTATGGTAACTCCACACTTGAACTTGAAAGACATTCCATTGGTTGTAGTGAACCATACATATATGGAGATCGGAATGTTCCCGAAAGCAATCGTTGGTGGTGGTACTGGTGCAATGTACTCAGCTGATAACGTATACATCCTTGGTCGCCAGCAAGAAAAAGAAGGCACTGAGATTATAGGTTACAATTTTATTATCAACGTAGAGAAGAGTCGTTATGTTAAAGAAAAATCTAAGATACCTGTTAGCGTATCTTTTGATGGTGGTCTTAGTAAGTGGTCTGGTTTACTCGATCTTGCTCTTGAATCCAAGCATGTGGTCAAACCAAGTAACGGATGGTATTCCAAGTGTGACCCTGAGACTGGCGAAGTAGAAGCCAAGAAATATCGTGTCAAAGAAACTGATGATAAAGATTTCTGGTTATCAATTCTTACAAGCAAATCATTCTATGATTTTGTAAAGAACAAATACTCAATCGGTCAAGGTGGACAAATGATGCAAGAAGATGATCTTGATAAAGCATTAGAGGAATTGGAATTTGATGAGTAAACCCTATGTTGTAGTGGAGTCCAAATATAGTGGACTCGATGCGATAAAGTTGACAGAAGAGCCATGGCAAGGTATAATATATGCTTATGGTAAGGTTGCGTTTGAAGAAGACGAAGTCAACTCAACCATTCATCTAAAATTTGATTATGAAATTCTTGATGATGCTGGTAAAGGTTTTACTAATAAACAACCATTTGAAACATACATTGGTAAAATATTAGAAGAATTGCTACACGAAGGCATCCAAGAAAACAATTTAACATATACAGGCGGAACAGAAATTGATGCGAATAGAACAAAAGATTCTGAGCAATCTGATATTTGATGAGAACTATTGTCGTAAAGTAATTCCATTTATCAAGAAAGAATATTTTGCAGATCGTAAAGAAGTAATTCTCGCAGACGAGATTGTTTCTTTTTTCACGAAGTATAACAAACCAGCATCCAAAGAAATCCTACAGATTGAAGTTAGCAATAGGAAAGACCTCAACGATAAAGAGTTGTCTGAACTTGGCGACTTTATCGGTACATTGAGTCAGGAACCAGTCAATGAAGACTGGATGTTAGAACATACTGAAAAGTTTTGTAAAGATAGGGCAATTTATAATGGAGTTCTCTCAGCAATCCGAATCATTGACGGCAACGACAAGCAACACACGCAAGACGCTATTCCATCTATTCTTTCTGATGCTCTTGCCGTTTCATTTGATAATCATATTGGTCACGACTACCTTGATGACCACAATGAGAGGTATGATTTTTATCACAGGGTGGAAGAGAAGATTGCATTCGACCTTGACATGTTCAATAAAATCACTAAGGGTGGACTATCAAAGAAAACACTTAATATCTGTCTTGCTGGCACTGGTGTTGGTAAGTCTTTGTTTATGTGTCATGTGGGTGCTGGTTGTTTAGTCCAAGGTAAAAATGTATTATACATAACTATGGAAATGGCAGAAGAGCGAATCGCTGAAAGGATTGATGCGAATCTTCTTAACCTAACCATGGATGAACTAAAAGTTATTGACAGGGATATTTACGAAAGTCGTATTGCTAAGATTACAAGTAAGACTAAAGGTAAACTGATTGTCAAAGAATATCCAACTGCTGGTGCTCACTCTGGTCACTTTCGTGCTTTGTTGGAAGAATTAAAGTTGAAACGAGAATTTAAACCTGACATTATCTTCATTGACTATCTTAATATTTGTGCGAGTCAACGAATGAAGCAAGGTGGAAGTATTAACTCTTATACATATATTAAGAGCATTGCAGAAGAGTTAAGAGGATTGGCAGTTGAGTATAATGTTCCAATTGTATCAGCCACTCAAACGACTCGATCTGGATTCACAAACTCGGATCCAGGACTTGAAGATACCTCTGAATCTTTTGGTTTGCCAGCGACAGCTGACTTTATGTTTGCTTTGGTCAGCAATGAAGAGTTGGAAGGTTTGAATCAGATTATTGTTAAACAGTTGAAGAATCGCTATAACGATCCAGGATTTTATAAGAGATTTGTTATTGGAGTTGATCGAGCGAAGATGAAACTGTATGATGTAGAAGCATCGGCACAAACGCTGAGTGATTCAGGAAAGCATGATGACGATGAACCAATGTTTGATAAAAGTAATTTTGGTCGTAGACAAAAAGCAGAATCATTCGAAGGATTTAAGTTTTAGGAGAGAATATGACTAAGGTAATCGTAGCAAAACAGAAACATGATATGACTCATATGTTGGGGCAATTCCCTGATGAGTCTCATTATGATTTCCTAATTGAAGAGGACTGTGATGTTTATATGCCAGAAATTCCTGGACATCCAGAGTTGACATACTCTGAAGAAAGGATTGTTCTGAAGTTCCGTAAGAATTATTTTACGAAGGAACAACAAGATCAAGCATACATTGGTTTGCGTGAGGCTGCAACTGAAACTCAGAACAGAGGTATGGCTGCAGGTCCAAGAGCAGAGAAGTTGGGTAATCGTGA